TGTGTCTATCGGGTATCGCATCGACAAAATGGTTCGTGATGAGGATAGTCCATCGGTCTATCGCGCAACCTCATGGCGACCAATGGAAGTTTCTATTGTCTCTCTCCCTGCTGACCCGACAGTTGGCGTGGGCCGGAGCATTGAATCGACCGAAGAACCTAAAGTTGAAACAGTTTCCATTACGGAGGTACGAACAATGGAACAGCAAAACGAACAGGTCCGCGATGACAATGTAGCGGCCTACAAAGAGATCAGCGAAATCCTTGAGATCGCTGCAAAGCACAACCAACGCGCCTTGGCTGACGAGTGCATCCGTAAAGGATACAACTTGGCTCAGTTCCGTGGCCTGTTGCTCGACAAGTTGGCTGACAAGCCACTCGAACTGAACGACGTTGACATGACTCCAAAGGAAGAGCGTTCATACTCGTTGATGCGCGCTATTCGTGGCGTTGCAACTGGCAAGTTCGACGGCTTAGAGCGTGAAGTATCAGAAGAGCTTGCTCGTGTACACGGCAAAGACGCTCGTGGTTTCTATGTGCCACACAGCATCTTCAAGCGTGACATCCTGACTTCTTCACCTGCTAACGGATCAAACCTTGTTCCTACAGATCACCTGGCTGATGAGTTCATCGATGCGCTTCGTGCGAATCTGGTTATCTCTGGCTTGGGTGCGCGGATGATGTCTGGCCTGAAGGGCGACGTTGCAATCCCTGCTTTGAATGCGAAGACTTCTGTTGCATTCGTTGCTGAGAACAACGCTCCATCTGAAGGTGCTCCAACATTCCGTCAGGTCACAATGTCACCTAAGACTTGCGTATCTTATGTAGATATCTCTCGCAAGTTGATGATGCAGTCTGACCCATCTGTAGAGCAGATCCTTCGCCAGGACATGACTCAGCAGTTCGCTTCTAAGATCGACGATGTTGCGATTGAAGGCGGCGGTGCGAACGAGCCTACTGGTGTACTTGGAACCAACGGTATCGGTTCAGTGGCACTTGGCACTAACGGTGGCGCAATCACTTACGCTTCTCTCGTAGAGTTGGAGCGCGAAGTAGCGATTGATAACGCACTGGCAGGCAACTTGTCTTACCTGACCAACCCGAAGGTTGTCGCAGCAATGCGTCAGACTCCACGTCAGTCTTCTGGCGTTGAAGGCAACTTCATCTTGAACGACAGCAACACAGTATTGGGCTACAACGTAGCTTCAACTACTCTGGTGCCATCTGACTTGACGAAGGGTACTTCTTCAGGCGTCTGCTCTGCGGTTGTGTTCGGCAACTTCGCCGACCTGATGATCGGCATGTTCGGCGGATTGGATATCCTTGTTGATCCTTACACTGGTTCTTCAACTGGTGCTACACGGATCGCAATGTACCAAGACATCGACATTGCAGTACGTCACGCGGAATCTTTCGCGGCAATCAAGGACGTCACCACTGCGTGATAGCCTAGATGGAGAAGGGGGCTTCGGCCCCCTTTTTTATGGAAACGATAGAGCAATACAAGAACAGACATCAGGGGCAGACATGCGCCATCTTATGCGGCGGAACGTCACTACCTTATGACCTTAGAGCGATGCCGGACGTCGATGTATTGATTGGCGTGAATCAGCACAGCTTGATCCTTCCATGCGATTACATTGTCTTCAGCGACCGCCACATGTGGCCGTTGGTAGAACCTATCAAAGACTGCAAATACATTACTCACCTCAATAAGTTCGATACCGGTCGCACCATCCATGCGGGCATCTGGCCGTCCATGGGATACTCAGGGCAACGCGCGATTTACGCGGCGGATTACATGGGGTTCGAGACAATCTACGTTTGCGGCATGAATCAGTACGACAAGAGCGACACTCGTGAATACTGGTGGGAAGGCCCACAGTGCAAAGAGATGCAGCGACATAACCATTGCAATGCCGATCTTGGTAGACTAAAAGAGTTCATAGATTCGTTGAATCATCCAGAGCGAATCTATTTTGTATCTGGACAACTGAAGGAGATACACCAATGAAAGTAGAGCTAACCCGTGGCGTAATTTGGGACAAGCAGGCTCGTGAGCCAGGCGAAGTCTTGGAGTTAAGCGAAGTTGACGGATTCACGTTGATCGACAGGGGCAAGGCAAAGTTATATAAGGAGCCTGCACTCAAGACTACTAACCGCTCTGTGGGACTTGAGACGAGTGAGCCTGAGCAGACTGTAACTACGCGGCGAACGTACAAAAGGAAGTAGCCTTCGTGAAATTTGTCACCGTCCTTCGATCTGGTCGGGAATACACAGTAGAGCATGTGCACAAACTTCGTGACATGGCGGAAAGATATCTGCCTGGTTGCGAGTTTGTGTGCCTAACCGACTCAAGCCCGCAATGCACTCGCATTACACTGGAGAAGACCTATCCTGGTTGGTGGGCAAAGATGGAGCTGTTTAAGATACAAGGGCCGTGTCTATATATGGACTTGGACACGGTTATCTGTGGCGACATCTCTCACTGGGTTGATCTTATCGGCAATAGCAAATTTGCTATATTGCGCGACGTTTATCGTGGTGAGCGTGATCCACATGCGATGCAATCATCGATTATGTATTGGTCTGGCGATATGACCTATCTGTGGGATCAGTTCAGTGCATACCCAGATTTCTCGCATCCTAATGGCGATCAAGGTTGGATTGAGCAAAACGTAGACGATGTGGTTTATATACAGGACGCCATCAGTGATGTCGTATCCTATAAGGCACATATTCAGAAAGGCTATCCCATAGAAGATGCGAGCGTTGTGTTCTTTCATGGCAAGCCAAGACCCTGGGAGCAAAGAGATGTCCCTTACTAGTAGAAACGGATGGTGGGTGCCAGATGTGGATGAGGTCGCACTGTCGATCATCCTGCGCGAGGTTAACGATCTAAAAGACATGCTTCCGCTATGCAAGCAGAAGAGGCGGGTCGTTCAAGCCGGTGGCAATGTTGGCATATGGCCGAAAGAGCTATCTAAGCACTTTGATTCTGTGGTCACGTTTGAGCCGGACGCGCTTAATCACGAAGCACTCGTCGCAAACGTCGGAGATATCGACAACATCGAGATTCATAACTTTGCGCTTGGCGAGAAATATGGATCTGGAGCCATGGATCACATTGATCCTAAGAACATTGGCGCGCATCAAATCAAAGAAGGCGATGAATTCAAGATCGTCTCAATAGACCGATTTGGGTATGACGATGTGGACTTCTTGCAGCTTGACGTCGAGGGCTTCGAGCATTTCGCGATTCTTGGCGCAATGGAAACAATCAAGCGATCTTGGCCGGTTATCTGCCTAGAGCTGAAAGGAATCGGCAAGCGCTATGGTCATCCTGATGAAGATACGATCAACCTTTTGGAATCTATAGGGTATACAATAAGGGCCAGAATCCATCGGGATATTGTGTTTGTAAGGAGCTGAGATGGCTTTCGTAGAAACCGCTGATGACTTGACGATCTTCTTCGCTGACGCAGAGACAGCCACGATTGATGGCGCGTCAGTCAGGGGTCACTTCGAGCACGAACATGATCCAGTGAATGCAGGTGGCATGGTCGAGTTTTCCATTCAGTCAGCGACATTCACCTGCAAGACTGCTGATGTCAGCGCCGTGGCTGAAGGCTCGCTTATCACGATCAACGGATCGAGCTATGCGGTGACCGACATTCAGCCTGATGGTACTGGCGTAACGATGTTGATGCTTGAGGCACAGTAATGGCACACGTTAGAAAGACGATCCGTGAGTATTTCGGCACACAGCTAACCGGTCTGACGACGACTGGCTCAAATGTATTCGAGTCTCGCGTGTATCCCATGCAGGCGGGCAAGTTACCGGCCATCTTGATCTACACGACAACAGAGTCGTCAGAAGAAGTCGCATTCAGTTCTAGGCGTGTTCAGAACCGCGTCTTGAGCGTTGAAGTACAGGGCTTTGTCAGAGCCATCTCAAACTTCGACGACACACTTGATCTGATCGCCAAGGAAGTTGAGGTCGCCATCTTGGATGATCCTTCACTTGGCGGATTAGCGATCAACACAGAATTGACGAACACGCAGGCAGATTACTCTGGCGAAGGCGAACAGCCCGTTGGTACGATTCGCTTGACCTTTGATGTACAATACCGTACAGAGACGGGGCAACCCGAAACAGCCATTTAAGGAGGCTTTACAATGGCAACACATACCGCTGCAAACGGGGTGATTAAGGTAGGCGCTAATGCCGTTGCTGAAGTCACCGGATACTCAATCGAGTACACGTCTGACACAGTTGAAGATACTGTGATCGGGGATTCTGCCCGTACATACATCCCAACGCTGAAGTCTTTCACTGCGTCATTGGATGCAATGTGGGACGAGACGGATACCAATGGTCAGGTTGCCCTAGTTGTCGGAACGACTATCACCTTCTCTATCTATCCTGAAGGCGATTCTTCTGGCGATACTTACTACACTGGCTCTGGAATCATCACTGGTCGCACAATTTCTACTGCGGTTGGCGAAATGATTACAGCGAACTTCTCCATCCAGGGTACAGGCGATCTGACTGCAACCACTGTATAAGGTGATTTATGAGTCTGCTTGACAAGCTAAAGGAGGCAATCGAATTCGAAACAATCGAAATCGAGGTGCCTTCTTGGGGTGAAACATTTTATGTGACGCCCTTGAGTGTACAAGAGCTATCCAAGATGCAGAAAAAGCATCCTGACTTCTTGATGAATAGCTCCATGGAGGCCGCCGTTGATCTGATTATGATGAAGGCGATGACGAAGGATGGCGAGAAGGCGTTTACGCTTGAGCACAAGCCATTCCTTTTGAAGCAGAAGGCCACGATCATTACTAGGTTCTACAGCGCTTTGATCGGCACTGCTCTTCAAGAGGACCACGAAAAAAACTAAGGAACGACTCGCTTAGACTGAGTTTATTTCGGCTAGCGGGTCACCTTGGAAAGACAGTTGAAGAACTTGAGCGTATGCGATATTCGGAACTGTTAGAATGGATTGCGTACTTCAAGATAGAGGCAGATTTAGATGGCAACAGCAACCCAGAAAATCGTCATACTCGCCGATGATAAAACTGGGGCGGCTATTGCTTCTGCTATTCGTAATTCACAGAAGTTAGACAATCAGTTAAAGCGAACCGGCGATACAATGCGGAATACGACTCGCCAGAGTCGCGCACAGTTCGGGCAGCTAGGACATCAAGTCCAGGATATCGCGGTTCAGCTTCAGATGGGCATGAACCCACTGATGGTCTTCGGACAGCAGGGTTCACAAATCGCATCTATTTTTGGCACCGGCGGCGCTTTGATGGGCGGTTTGATTGCTGTCGCAGCAGTCATTGCAAGCCAGTTGGCCCCCGCTCTGTTCGAAGCCAATAAGGGTATGAAAGAACTGAAAGACCAACTGATGGATGTCGTTGGCGGGTTCGAAAATCTTAACGATGCCGAAAAAGCAATTGTTCAAGCGGGTTTAAAGCAAGAGCTAAGTGAGCGTCGCGCCGCGATGATTACTCTAAACGCAGAGCTAGAAAAGCAAGAGCGGATCATTAGTGAAGCGAACAAAGAGATTGCAACTGGTAAGGCAAACATCCTTGGCGAAATAACGGCGCGCAAAAAAGCAACTGAGGCAATAACTGAAATAAACGTCCAGAGGCTTATTGAGCAACGTCGGATTCAAGATGTGATCGATAAGATCAACGAGCTAAACACAGTCTCTGCGATTCCTGCTCGTGGAGCAGAGCCAACTTTATTTGGCGGAGAAACAGAGAAGCAGCTAAAGGCGTATCGGGACCAAGTTGTAGAGAATGCGATTCCGGCTACTGTGAAGTTTGAGATGGCTCAGGCTCGTCTCAATATGGCGGCAGAGCGATTCGGATTAACGTCTTCTGAAACCGCACAAGAATTAGAGCGCCTCAAAGAGCTTTATGGCTTGACCACTGATAAGGTTGACACCCTTCAGCAAGCAAACGCGAAGCTAAAGATCACCATGGAAGACGTGCAACGCAAGGGCATCATGGCGGTTGAAGATGGTCTTATCAGCCTGGTTGATGGCACCAAGTCAGTGAAAGAGGCGTTTGCAGACATGGCGCGCTCGATCATCTCTGACTTGATTAGGATGCAGATACGCGCAGCGATTACTATCCCACTCGCCAATGCACTGGGTATTCCCATGGCCCCAGGGCGAGCGATGGGTGGACCGGTTACTGGCAACAAGCCATACGTCGTTGGCGAAAGAGGCCCAGAGTTATTTGTGCCAACTGGATCAGGCCGAGTCATTCCAAACGGGAAGTCTGGCGGCGGATCAAACAACGTCGTGGTCAACGTCAACATGCAAACAGGTGAGACGAGCGCGGATGACGCAAGCAAACTCGGCACCTTGATCGGCAACGTAGTGAAAGCAGAGCTAGTACGCCAGAAGCGTCCTGGCGGTTTATTGATGGCGGGAGCATAAGATGGCGACCTTTACTTACACAGCATCTTACGGAGCATCTGCCACTCAATCACCGCGAGTGCGAATGATTCGTTTTGGCGATGGATACGAGCAACGCGCCTCATTTGGAATCAACACAGATGCTCGGACTTGGAACTTAGATTTCCGTGGTCGAGACGACACGGACGCCAATGCAATCATCGCGTTCTTTGAGGCTCGCGCAGCAGTTGAATCATTTGATTGGACCCCGCCATATGGAGCGGCAGGCAAGTGGATCTGTCGGTCTTGGAGCCGATCTGTGGCTTCCGATGGCGCGAACGATATTTCGGCCACATTTGAGGAAGTGTTTGAGTCGTGACAACGCCAGAATCAATCACCAGTGAGATTCAGAAGCTAGCGCCTAGCTCAGTCATTGAGTTGTTTGAACTTGATGCGTCTGTATTCAGTGGCGGCACTTACTATTTCCATGCCGGAACCAACGAGCTAAAGCAAAGCATCACATGGCAGGGTCAGGTATACCAACCGTATCCCATAGAAGTGACTGGCTTTGATTATGTGACAGGCGAGCAGATACCCCGCCCAAGAATGAGCGTATCTAACGTCACTGGTGTAATCACCGCACTTGTCCTTGCTTACGATGACATGATTGGCGCAAAGCTGACACGGAAGCGCACACTGGCTAAATACCTAGATGCTGTAAACTTTGATGGCGGCGTAAACGCATCAGCCGATCCGACAGCAGAATTCCCAGATGATATTTACTTCATTGACCAGAAGGTCAACGAGAATATGCAGGTTGTGGAGTTTGAGCTAGCAGCATCATTTGATGTGCAAGGCGTCAAGCTACCCAAAAGACAGATCATTCAGAATGTATGTCCGTGGGTTTATCGTAGTTCTGAGTGTGGCTATACTGGCACCGACTACTACGACAAAGACGACAACATTGTTGCAACATCTGGGCAAGACGTATGCGGGAAGCGTCTTAGTTCATGCAAGGTTCGTTTTGGCGAGTTCAACGAACTGCCTTTTGGCGGGTTTCCGGCGGCAGGTTTGATTAAGTGATACTTGATGACAAGATCAAAGCAGAATGTATTGAACACGCAAAGTCGCAATCACCACGCGAGGCTTGTGGCTTAATCATCATCAAGAAAGGCAGACAACAGTATTGGCCTTGTCAGAACCTTGCAGTCAAATCTGACAACTTTGTACTTGATCCTGAAGATTACTCAAAAGCCGATGAAGCAGGTGATATTGTTGCTGTATTCCACAGCCATCCAAATATGTCATGCAAGCCATCAGAGGCCGACAAGGTGGCCTGTGAAGCAAGTGGACTCCCTTGGTTCATTGTTGGGCTACCAAGCGAGCAGTGGCATTCTATGGAGCCATCAGGGTATGAAGCACCGTTGGTTGGTCGTCAGTGGTCGCACGGGGTCTTAGATTGCTATGCGCTATGCCGTGATTACTACAAGCGCGAACACGGATTAGACTTGCACGACTTTGAAAGGCGTGACGAATGGTGGCATAACGGAGAGAATCTGTATCTGGATAACTTTGCGAGCCAAGGGTTCTACGAAATCACAATGGAAGAACTACAGCCAGGCGACGCGATCTTGATGACGGTATTGTCAAAAGTGCCGAATCACGCCGCGATCTATCTTGGCGATAATGTTATCCTACACCACATACACGGGCGGCTATCGACACGAGACATCTTCGGTGGCTATTGGATGAAGAATGCGGTGAAGTATCTAAGACATGAGAAAGGTCCGTTTACTCGGTGAATTAGGCAAGAAGTTCGGCAGAGTCATCAAGTTAGATGTGAAGACTCCTGCTGAGGCTGTCCGTGCCTTATGCATTAACTTCCCTGAGTTCCAAAAGTTCGTTGCGACATCGGATGAGCGTAATGTTGGCTATCGCGTCATTGTTGGCAAAGAAGATCGCAAGGTCGAGGAGCTACATGATCCGGTCGGTAAGTCAGACATTAAGATCGTCCCTGTACTGATGGGTGCGGGCGGTGATGGCGGGCCACTACAAATCATTATCGGCGGCGTATTGATTGCTGCCGGAATGGTCGGTAACTACTTCTTTCCTGGCAACCCAGTTTCACCATACTTAATCAATGCCGGTGTTGCGATGGTCTTAGGTGGAGTTGTTCAACTATTGACTCCGCTTCCAGATACGCCAGAGGAAGGGCCGGAGAATCGGCCTTCATACTTATTCAATGGATCGGTCAATACAACAGCGCAAGGTTATCCTGTGCCTGTTGGTTATGGTCGTATGATTGTGGGTAGTGCCGTGGTTAGCGCGGGCATTGATACGGACGATATACCTGTATGACGCAAGAATTGAAGAAGGCAATCCGTGGAGCCAAGGGCGGTGGCGGTGGCAAAGGTGGTGGTCAGGGTCATACCCCTGTAGAAGCACCTGATACCCTACGTTCGCGAGCCTATGCGAGAGTGCTTGATCTGGTCTGCGAGGGCGAGATTGAAGGTCTTGCTAAAGGTATGCAGTCCATTTATCTCAATGAGACTCCGCTACAGAACCCAAATGGCACATTTAACTTCTCTGGCACAACTGTTGAGTTCGTCAACGGCACTCAAGGGCAAAGTTCTATCCCTGGCTTTACTGCGGTTGAGAATGAGAATTTCGTTAATGTGCAGGTAGAGCAAGCGACTCCGATTGTCAGAACCATCAATGATGAAGACGTAGACTTTGTTCGTGTACGGCTTTCTGTGCCTCAACTGACGAAGCTAGAGGACAATGGCGATCTGAACGGAGCATCTGTTACCTACAGAATCGAAATTCAATCGGATGGCGGTGGTTATGTACCACAAGTCCTTAGCGCAAACTGGCGGTCGAATACTGCGAGTATTTCGAGTGGCACACTGGCTCAATCAACGCTAAATGGCTATCAGATGTCGATTCGTGTTACTGACCAAAGTGCTGCCTTCACGGTGCAGTATCGCAAGCAAGGCACGTCTACTTGGTTGAGTGATGGCATTACCAGAGCAGACAATACATTTTCTTTTGGCAAGTTCAACATTGACTTTGGCGATGCCATCACGGGCGACACCTACACGATGCCCGCGCAGAGTGAGTTTGCAAAATACGAAATGCGAATTGTTGTTTCATCAGGCACGGCAACTATCATTGAAGGGTCTACAAACATTGGTTCGCCAGATGGAGTGATTTCAGGCAAGACTACATCTAAGTACGAAAGAACTCATCTAATCCGCTTAACTGGTGGCGCACCTTACGACATTCGTGTTCGCCGTATTACGGCTGACTCAACCAGTGTTCGATTGGTGAATAGCATAAACTTTGAGTCGTACACAGAAATCATTTCTAGCAAGCTACGGTATCCAAACTCAGCGTTAGTTGGGATTCGATTGGATGCAGAGCAATTCCAGAATGTACCTAAGCGATCCTATGATCTGAAGATGCTCAGGGTTCAGGTTCCATCGAACTACGATGCAGAGACTAGAACGTACACTGGCGTATGGGATGGCACGTTTCAGACTGCATGGACGGACAACCCTGCGTGGTGCTTCTACGATCTATTGACTAACTCACGGTACGGTCTAGGTGAGTACATCGATGCGACTCAGGTGGATAAGTGGACGCTGTTCGCTATCGCACAGTATTGCGACGAGTTGGTTCCTGATGGTCTTGGCGGCACTGAGCCACGCTTTACCTGCAATATGTATCTACAGACACGCAACGAAGCCTACAACGTGGTCAACGCGATGGCTTCTATATTCCGTGGTATGCCGTACTGGGCAACTGGCTCAATTACGATGGGATACGATGCGCCTGCTGATCCGGTCTATCAGTTTACGAACGCCAATGTCGTTGGCGGGATGTTTAACTATTCTGGCTCTGGCGCAAAAGCGCGGCACACAGTCGCATTGGTAACCTGGAACGATCCTGATGACTTCTACCGGCAGAAAGTTGAGTATGTAGAGGATGCTGAAGGCATCGTTCGGTATGGCGTAGTACAGAGGGAAGTTGCAGCGATTGGCTGTACGTCTCGCGGTCAGGCAAACCGTGTGGGCCGGTGGATTCTGAACACAGAGCAAACCGAAACAGAGATGATTACGTTCAAGACAGGTCTTGAGGGCTACCCATTGCGTCCGTCTGCAATCATTCAGGTTGCAGATGAAATGCGGGCAGGTACACGTCTTGGTGGTCGCATCACTGCATCTACGTCAAACTCAGCCACGATTGATAAGGATTTGAGCGAAGTCGCAGGCATCGTTGATGGCACAATATCTGTTGTCTTGCCTGATGGGTCATTGGAGTCAAAAGACATCCAGTCTGTGGTTGGAAATACGGTCAACATTGTTGGTACATGGTCGTCAAACCCTGACGCTAACGCAGTCTTCATGGTTCAAACATCAACCATCTCAGCGCAGCTATATCGGGTTATCTCAATCGTTGAGGCAAAAGACGGTATCGAGGTGACAGCACTTCAGCACAATCCGAATAAGTACGCAGAGGTTGAGCAAGGTCTGAACTTGCCAGAGCGTCAGATCAGCCAATTGACAGCAGTACCAGGATCGCCACAGAACCTGTCATTGGCTGAAAGTTTGTATGAAATTGGTACGCAGGTTGAGGTTCAGGTCACGTTGTCTTGGGATTCTGTTCCGCAAGCCAATGGCTACATTGTCACCTACAAGGTTGGCGATAGAAACTTTGTCACATTGCCTCAGACAAACTCAACGTCTGTAGAGATTCGTCAGGCGATTGAAGGACAATACACATTCAGAGTACAGGCAATCAACTCACTCGGTCGTCGATCTACTGCATCTGAGCTAACCCAAGAAGTCTACGGTAAGACATTGCCACCTGCTGATGTGGAGAATTTCTCGGTCAACGTGGTTGGTTCAGAAGCGCACCTGACGTGGCAAGCTGTGCCTGACCTTGACCTTTCGTACTACAAGATTCGCTACAACAGAGCGACTACTGGTGCGACCTATGAGAATTCAACAGACGCATTGCCACGAGTACCACGTCCTGCTACGACAGCAACATTGCCTGCGCGGACAGGAACGTATTTCATCAAGGCTGTAGACAAGTCTGGCTTCCAATCAGAAAACGCGGCTGAAATTGTCACGATCATTGACAGCATCTCAGGGCTGAATGTTGTTGAAACATCAACACAGCATCCGGCATTCACTGGCGCAAAAACAGATGTGGTCGCAGTTGATGATTTGCTGATTCTGGATACGTCCATAGACTTTGATGATGCAGAAGGCGACTTTGATGACGCTGTTGGCCTATTCGATGGTGGCGGTGGGTTTGTGTCTGGTGAAGGCACATACGACTTTGACAATGTAGTCGATCTGGGTCTTGTATATACATCGCGTGTCACAGCGAAAGTGGATCAGACGCGAGTTGACTATGTTGGCCTATTCGATGACACCTCTGGTCTATTTGACGCACAACAAGGTCAGTTCGATGGCGCATCTGATGCGAAAGATGACGTGAATGTGGAATTGTATGTATCGACAACCAACGACGATCCTACAGGCACTCCAACGTGGTCTGAATATCGGTTGTTCCAAGTCGGTGACTACACAGCACGAGCGTTAAGGTTCCGTGCAAGGCTTGTATCGACCAATACGCAATCAACTCCTTCTGTGAGTTTCTTGCAAGTAACCGTTGATATGCCTGATCGCGTCCTGGCTGACTCTGACATTGAATCTGGTGCAGGCGCAAAGGTGGTATCATTCAGCCCTGCATTTAAGGCAACACCATCAATCGGTATTGCTGCACAGAACCTACAACAGGGTGATTACTATACAATTACCTCAAAGTCAGCATCATCGTTTACAATTACATTCTATAACGGGTCTGATGTGGCGGTTGACCGGACATTTGACTACGTTGCAAGAGGTTACGGCGAGCAAGCCGCTTAGGAGAAAATATGTCGCAACATGATTTCAATGTAGCAAACCAAGGATTCCCTGCTTTTAGAGCAGATATGAATAATGCCTTTGGTGCATTGGCTACAAACTCAGCAGGCACTACGGAACCGACCACAACGTATGCCTACCAGTATTGGTACGACGAAACGACGAATCTGCTGAAGATGCGGAATGGTGCAGACGATGCGTGGATTACGCTCGCATTCTTCGATCAGACCAACGACGAGTGGGAAGTTCGCACTGCGGTCATTCAGGCGGTTGATTCGGCAGGGGTGGTCATTAAGACAGATGATGGCACGACTCGCGTTACGGTTGCGGATAACGGATCGGTCACGATCAACACATCGCTCGACGTAGACAACATCAAGATCGATGGCAACTCAATCACATCAACCGACACCAATGGCGACATCAATATCACTCCCAATGGGTCAGGCAAGGTTGTTCTGGATGGTCTGAGTTATCCAACAGCGGATGGCACAGACGGTCAGGTTTTGACAACGGATGGTGCGGGAAATATTGCGTTTGAGGATGCTGGTGGTGCGGGCAAGGTGTTGCAGGTGGTGAGTGCAACGAAAACGGATACACTCAGCACATCTAGCACATCTTTTATAGATGTGTCGGGTCTTTCAGTATCTATCACGCCAAGTAGCGCAAGTAGCAAGATATTTATCACATATAGCGTAAATGTAGGATTTGACGCAAACCGTGGTCAGCAGTGGAGGCTGATGAGAGATTCCACAGCAATTTGTATTGGGGATGCCGGAGGTGGTAGGACTCGCTCATCTAGTTTTACTTTCCGTGATACAGACTGGAGCTTTATAAATCGTGCTACTTGGTGTTTGTCTAATAACTTTTTAGATTCCCCAAATACAACTTCTGCGACAACATATAAATTGCAAATTGGTGCTATTGGTGAAACAGACGGAACCAATGTTTATGTAAATCGAACGAGTCTTGACCAAGATTCCATTGCTACAGGACGCACAGCCTCAACAATCACAGTCATGGAGATTGCAGGATGAGACACGAAGCCATTTATGCAACGCATCCAACCGTAGTCACAGTGGACGACACAGCCGGAGCGTTTGACGCTAACGGCAATCAAGTCACATTGGACGAGGCTCTTGTATCAGCAAAGCAAGCTGAGTTAGAAGCGGTTATTCCGATGAAGATGCTTAGAGCCGAGCGCAACCAACGTCTCGCTAACACAGACTGGTGGGCATCATCTGACCTGACGATGACTCAGGAGCAGATCGACTATCGCCAAGCACTGCGGGATATTACAGAGACATACACGAGCCTAGACGATGTGGTCTGGCCTACGATGCCCTGATACAATAGTGACCGAAACCACTATGGGAGTAGGTCACTGTGCAACACACCGCTGAGACGACTAAACAAGCCATCGACGCCGTATCTGTGTTCACAGTTATCGGTACCCTTTCTGATATTCTCCCGCCAATGGCCGCCCTGGTCACAATCATCTGGACGGGAATCCGCATTTACGAAACCGAGACGGTTCAGCGCGCGATAGGCAGGCGCAAGGATAATGATCTTTGAAGCCATTGCTGCGATAAAGATCGCAAACGAGGCTATCGGAGCTATCAAGGAATTTGCAGGCCACTGCGAGTCCGTCGGTCAGATGGGTAAAGACCTGACCAAACTGGCGGATGCGAAAGAAGACCTAGAGAAGTCTGCTGCCGAGGGTGATATGGAGGCCTTCTGGACCCTTCAGGACATCGCCAAACGCGAGCGCGAAATCAAGGACATGTTTATCTATCAGGGTCGCCCTGGGCTTTGGGATGATTACTGCAAGTTTATAGCCAACAGAAAGACGTTACGCGAAAACGAGAGGAAGCGTGTCGAAGCTAAGAAACTGGCTCGTAGAAAAGCCATTAAGGATGGACTGCTTATTGGCGGTATTATACTTGGTGCTTTCACTGCCATCGGTTTGGCAGGTTTTATGCTTTATTGGCTCATATCTGTGAAGGGCGATTAAATGACTGAACTAGAGAAATACGACATGAACGGGAATGGGGTGCTAGACCCCGAAGAGCGCAAGCTGATGCTTGAAGACATGCGGCGAAAGATTGAAGACTCTGACGCACATCGTGACCAACAGCGCCAGATGGTGTGGTGGGTGTTAGCAGGAATGCTAACGTATCCCCTATTCGTGGTTGGCGCGGATCTGCTTGATCTGGACAAGTCCCAGGACATCTTAGGCTCCATGGCGACGATCTACTTCCCATCGACAAGTATCATCCTGGGCGCGTTCTTTGGCGCATCGGCGTACCAAGCAAAGAAAGGAGGCTAAATGATCCAAGCACTAATTGGGCCTGTCACCGGCCTACTGGATAAGTTTGTTGAGGATAAGGATGAGAAGAACCGCCTTGCCCACGAAATCAGCACCATGGCGGATCGTCATGCTCAAGAGTTGGCGATGGCCCAAGTGTCTATCAACAAAGAAGAGGCGAAGCATCGCAGTATTTTCGTTAGCGGTTGGCGGCCTTTCGTTGGTTGGACTTGTGGTATCGCTCTTGCTTATCACTTCGTTCTTCAACCTCTTATACTGTTTGGCGTTACAGTGGCCGGAGTTGAGCTACCCCCTTTGCCGGTCTTTGACATGGGGTCTCTTATGACCGTATTGATGGGTATGTTAGGATTGGGCGGTTTACGAACCTACGAGAAACAGAAGGGGTTAACAAAATGAGTTGGTCATCACCTTACTTCACACAGGATGAAATGCGATGTCAGTGCGGTTGCAACCAAGATGGGATGAATGCGGACTTCATGGAGAGGCTGACGAGCCTTCGTGCGGACTGGGGCAAGCCGATGACCGTGACCAGTGCATATCGGTGCCCACAGCACCCGATAGAAGCCAAGAAGGCCAAGCCAGGCGCACACGCGTCCGGTCGCGCAGTAGACATTGCCGTACAAGGTGAAGATGCGTACAACTTCCTGTGTGCAGCACTCGGACATGGATTCTCCGGCATTGGCGTACAACAGAAAGGAGGTGGGCGCTTCATTCACCTCGATGATCTAACTCAGGATGAGGGATGGCCTCGGCCGACCGTTTGGTCATATTGACGAATCGGGTCGATGGAAGAAAGGAAATTTCCAAAGACCCATCAAGAGGCGCGCCGACAAGGCGTGACCTACTACTTCACCGGCAAACCCTGTAAGCACGGACACGTCTGCGAGCGCTTTGCATCGAGCAAGGCGTGTAAACAATGTGTGTACGCCCGCAATCGAAAGCGCACAGTCAAAGAAGACTACTGGATCGACTATGGCGACGAGGCGTACAAAGAACGCAAGCGTGAGGCGTCAAGACGTTATTACCAGAAGAATAAAGCGCGTTGGGACAAGATGTTCGTCAAACGTCGTCAGCAGGAGAAGCTAGCCAAACGCGTATCGACCCAAAGGGACGTGCTCGAAATCAAGCGCATGAAGCTAGAGGCGCAACTGGCGACGATCAATACCGGCATCAAGCACGAAGTCGATCACATCATCCCGCTCATACATCCCAAGGTGTGTGGTCTGCACACCGCATCCAACTGTCAGGTGCTGACCAAGGCAGACAACCGGCGCAAAGGTGCGCGCTTCGACCAGGCTAAACAATCGCGGATTCAGATGGCGCTACTCAAAAAGAAGCCCGACGAATCGGGCTAACGGTGTCTGCTAGGGGTAACAGACAGAGGGAAAAGTTCGATGAACTCACATGCAATTTACATGCCAGTCATCGTATTTGCAAGGATTTCAACCGGATAGTCCGCGCATCCTTGGCGGGAGTCACCTTTTCCGGTTGAGCCTTGTAGTGACGCGTAGGCCACTTCACCTTGTATTCGCCGACCATCGCAACCTCATTGTCCTTCATCTCGGACATGATGTCGGTCTGCAATGACTCGATGGCGTCTTCAATGTCCTTGATCTGTGCGCGCAGGCTCACAAGCTGTTCAACCTTGTCTTGCAGTTCATGTAGCTCGACAGGCTCTTCGTTTCCGCCAGGATGAGTCTTGGTGCAATCATCGACATTCACTGGCGGATAAAAGCGCTCTTCTGCGACCCGATCACGAAAGTCGAGGGCTAGATCGCCAAGCACCTGTTGCATCACAGGATCGCACTTGTAGACCTTGTAGTGACGCAGGTTGCCGCGATGCACTGTGGCGAGAATGCCAAACTTGGCGTCCACAGCCATCATCTGCATCTGGAGTTGCACTGGGCCACGGAACAGAGGCGTCTCGCCGGTGTAGTGCGCTTCGGTGGTCTTACACTCAATGGGGATGTTGCCGTCTAAGGTGATAGACGCCAGGCCGCCTTCAATCTCAACTGTATCGTCGGCAAAGATAGTGACGGGCCGCTCTAGGCGCACAAGGCCGTCAAGCGAACACTGCCAACTTCCGTCTGGCGAAACGATGACCGATGGCGATTGCTCTGCTTCTGGTAAGCCGAGGTGGTCGCATACGTCAGCGACGATGGCAGGCTCGAACAGGTTGCCCATGTAGGCCGGTTCGCTGTGCGAGTTATCGCGCTCATATTCGCCATTCTTGGCTGCAATCGAGCGACGCAGTTCGTCATTTGGCGTGGAGTATTTGTGCGCTTCCTTGGCGATGAGCCAACAGTACAGCACCGGAATGCGTGAGCCTGACATCAGGCGATCATCAGAAAGTTTCCCAACCATTTGTAGTTTTCCTATGTCTATTTACTTGACACCCAGATTAGTGGGCGTTAAGTTAGTTGTCAATAAGGAGGAGGTAATGAACCTTGAAGAAACAATTAAATACTATGGAAGCATTAAGAACCTGGCAGATGCCATTGGCGTTAGCAGGCAAACAATCTACCTGTGGAAAGAAAAGGGCGCTATCCCATACGCCCGACAAGCCCAAATCGAGTTAGAGACGCGAGGCAAGCTGAAGGCAGAGCAATGAAGAAGATCAAGCGTAAGTTGAAGAAGACCTACATGCGGATGCTACGGGCATATGCCAAGGGTCTGATCGAGAAAGGGTATCGCTTAGAAGACAAGTCGATTCGTTTGGAACTGGAGCTGCGTGATGAGCACAAGTCTTGAGTATTTGCTGAAGGAGTGTATCGAGGAAGGCGTCAGGTGGGGGTATCAAGCCGCCCATAAAAGCACTGACTACCCAGAAGAGAAAGAGCTGAAAGACGCCATGATCGATTGCATATGGCAGGAAATTTACGGGTCTTTGGAATTTGATGAGCACGGTAACAACCCAAAGGAGCTGACATGAGCGTCACAGTTGGAGACTTTAAGATCAACAAGTATGGCGAGCTGACTGCTCAGATCCGCCAGGTGATTATGGACTTCGCGGCGGAGAATCATTTGGCGTTGGTTGAGGCGCTTGGGGTGCTTGAGGTGATTAAGATCGAGCTGTACGACGAGCAGGTGCAACGCGAGATGGATGAGGAGGAGTTATGACAGCACTTTGGGAAATTGAGATTGAAATTAAGAAGCGTTACAAGGACGGTGACGATTGGGTGTACGCCAAAAGCAAGAAAGCTGAGATTGAACTCATTAAAGAGTTGTATGAAAAGTGTGTTTATCTGACAAAACTTAATACCAATCAAGCAGAGCAACTTCAGGTGCTAGACAAGTGGAAAGCATACGGTGACGCAGAGTTTGAACTTAAGCGTGTACAACGTGCTTTTGGAGAGATGACTAAACACTTCGCTAAGTTTGAGGAAGCAAAACGACTGAAGGAAGATGCGCTGCGACAGTTAAGTAATGCCGAGCAATACATGCATGAGATTGCAGAGCAAATAGCTAAGGGCGAGGAGGGGGAATGACCTACCGAATCATTGCAAGGTTCGTGCAACGATTGAAACGTATTGGCGTTGAGGTTGAACTGGTTGCGAACTATCCGTGGGTGTACATGAACAAGGTCAACGGTGTGCCAGTGACGGAGACGTTTAAGGCGCATCACGGATTCACGGCGTTTTTTGTAGCCAGAGGGGAGCGATGGTCTGATCGCCGCAAGGTGTTCGCGAAGATCAGGGAACTGTTAAGCAATGCTTAATAGTTGGTAAGGAAAATTCCTTACTGGTTTAGCAAATTAACAAATTTGGTACTTATAGGCCGTTTATTTGCATATTTATAAACCGTCAAATATGCATTACATATTAGGCATAAAGCTGCTTAATGTAGTTTTTATATTACACAAGGACAGATGATGGCGGGAAAAGGCGATACGCCAAGACCAGTGGACCAGAAGAAATGGTCGGACAATTGGGACCGGATATTTGGAAAGAAGAAAGATGCCGATAAACAGTCGTAACAAAGGAGCCAGTGGCGAACGGGAGTGCATCAAAGCGATATACGACCTGACCGGCATTGAGCTAAAGCGCAACTACTCACAGACCGCTTTCGGCGGGCACGACCTGATGGGCCTAGATGACTGGGCGGTCGAAGTGAAGCGCTACGCTGTGGCGGAAACATCATCGAAGAAGATTTGGTGGCGACAGGCAGTTGACCAGGCTAAACGCGTGGGCAAGCAACCTGTGGTCATCTACCGAGCAGATCGCCAACCTTGGCGCTGTATTGTGCAGTATCCCCTGCACAGTGAGTTGTATGACATCGAAGACTATCGGTGCACATGCGAAGTAGACCTAGAGCTGTTCTGTGGATGGCTCAGAGAAGAAATGTAAAGGAAAAGAGATGCAACTTTCTCAAGTAAGCAAGGGCGGGAAGATGAAACCGCCAAGGATCTTGATCTATGGACAAGCAGGAATTGGAAAAACGACTTTTGGAGCGGCAGCGCCAAAGCCTATCTTTCTCCCTATCGAGGACGGACTTGGCAAGATCGAAGCAGATGCTTTCCCATGCCCGAAGTCATACACGGATGTTAGGGATTCATTGGATGCCCTTATCAAGGAAGATCACGACTACAAGACCATCGTAGTGGACTCGCTTGATTGGTTAGAGCCACTGATCTGGGAGCACACCTGTCAGACGCAAGGCTACAAGACGATTGAACAGCCAGGGTATGGCCGTGGTTACGTCGAAGCACTCAAATACTGGCGGGAGTTTTTGGATCGTCTGAACTATCTGCGCGACATGAAGGCCATGTGCACGATCTTGGTAGGGCATTCGATCATCAAGGAGTTTAAGTCGCCGGATACGGATTCGTTCGACCGGTATCAAATCAAACTGCAACAGAAGGCGGCTGACCTTGTGTCCGAGCACTCTGATGCGATACTTTTCGCCAACTACAAGAAGTCTACGATGAAGACTGAATCCCGTGGCGGTCAACGCACCCGCGCGGTCGGATCTGGCGAAAGGGTTCTGTATACCGAAGAGCGTCCGGCTTGGCTTGCCAAGAATCGGTATGGACTGCCATCAGAGATGGATCTGTCATTCGACGCGTTTATTAAAGCACTCAAAGGAGATAAATAATGTTTGATGCAACTCAATTCGCCGGTGAAGGAACCGGTTCGTCAGTAGATCGCTCGCCGATCCCAGAGGGAAAGTACATCGCCAAGATGGTCAACTTCGAGCGTCGTGCGATGAAGTCGGGCAATGGCGAAATGCTGAACGTCGAGTGTAGGGGCACGGTTGGCTCTGCTGCACGGAAGTGTTGGCACAACTTCAACATGACGCACACCAACCCAAAGACGGTGGAGATTGCGTTTCAGCAGATGGGCAACTTCTGTATCGCCACAGGGTTCAACTCGATCCAAGATCCATGGAATCCAGTGGAGCTGATGGAGAAGGAAGTCGAGGTGTACATCGCCATCGATGACCGAGGTTATAACCAGATTAAGGGGTTCTACAAGAAAGAGGTTAGTCAGATGGATGCGGCACAAAAGCTGTATGCACCGACGCCTGAAGCGACCCCTGCGCCTGTTGCCGATGACTCTGAAATTCCATTCTGAGTCAGTAGGTTATGCAGTATTCCATAGTCACTTTCGATGATCTGGACGCTGCGTTTGAAGAGATGGAGTATCTGGTGGGGCAGACAGAAATGTCTCACCGGATAGTTCGGCGGAAAGATGGCCGGTATAGAGTCATCCCGTTCAATAACAAAGACGAGCAAAAGGGAAGCATTTGTGAACTCAATATCAGAAATATCGTGGGCGAGAGACTCATCAATCTTCGCCGAGGTACTAAATCTCAGAGGCGGCACTCTGGAAAAAAAGGGGCCGTGTCCGGTTTGTGGGGGGCAGGATCGCTTCTGGATTAGACCAGGGCGCACACAACCCATGATCTTTGGCTGTCGCCAAGGATGTGATTTCAGTGACATTATGCGAGCACTTGAGCGGCGTGGGCTGATCGAGTCGAAGAAGTTGTCGCCAGAGAAGGTGAAACAGCTTCGTATGGAGCGCAAGGTTGGCTATGAGGCGTACATCTGGGCGCAGACTATCATGGACATCGGATCGATGGCTGACGCGGAGTATGCGAAGGCTCAAGCACTTTTACAGAAGGCGCAGAAAAATGGCGTGGAGCCATTGCCCAAAGAATGGGCGTGGAAGATCGCACAGATCCGTGAGCAGGGGCTAATCAATGAACATCGATAGAGAGATTGCACTGGCGGAAGAGTTTCAGGAGTTTGTTGAGAATCAGCCAGAAAACATCCTGCCGGTTGACTACTGGGACTGGGAGGTTGCGATGCCGGAATGGTTTCTCAATCGGCTCATTCCGGCCAGATCGATTGGCATGTTGTTTGGACCGAGCAACTCGGGGAAGTCACACCTGATCTGCGACCTCATATGCGCCTGTCTGACGGGCGATGAGCAGTGGTTGGACCATGACCTATGCACAGGCGATGTCGTCATGTTCTCGGAGTCACAGGGTCACATCATGGCGCGGATGAAGGCGTACCGCTCGTTCCGTGGTAAGGCGGTGAAACACAACATCCTAGCGTTGCCGACGAAGGGATTCGAGGTGAGTCAGGTTGAGTCGGTTGGGCGGTGGATGGAGAAGCTGCAAAACCCGCCAATGATGGTCGTGTTTGATACGTTGGCTACGGCGTTTCAGTTTGAGGAGAATGACAATCAGCAGGCGTCACGGCTGATTAAGATGATCGAGGATCACATTGTCACCCGATTACACCCGATGGGGTGTGTGGTCATCGTGCACCACACGTCAAAGGCGTCTGATGGACGTTCCGCCAGAGGTGCGTCTGCGTTGATCGGTAACATCGACTGGTCGGTGAACGTGCAGTGGGACAAGGACATTGAGCGCACGTTGGCGCGATGGGACAAGGATCGTTGGCGGTTAGTCGAAGACTCGCCAGTGTGGGCCGGTCGTGGGCACAAGGTGCCGGTGAACTTTGTCAACGGGCAGGCCGAGGTGAACGTGGTCGAGTGGGAGTCGTACAGCGAAGAGGCCGCCGAGGTTGCGAAGCAGTTGCAGAAGGAAGTCGAACTGGACGCACTCAAGGCCGCTGTGGCGGAGAAAATTCGCCAGGCAAGGCAACCGGTCTACATCAAGAATAGTCGCTGTCGTGAGCCACAGGGAATCGTTCCGCTGCGGTTGCGTGACATCATCAAGAACACTCAACTCATCCCGTCGATGATCGACTACATCCAAGATAATTTCGTCACGGAACCGGTCTATACGAGCGAGGGAAGGGAGTGGGGTTTTCATGTTGTATCATCACAAATCCCCTAGTTAAATGTGATGATACAACATACATGGTTTCATGAGTCTAACGGGGTCTAATAAAGGGGTGTGTATTGCATATATGGGGGCTAAAGCCCCCCTTATATATGCAACACCCCCTGACCCTTTAAGACCCTGTAAGAAGGTAGAAGAATGAGAAAGACTGAAAGAAGATATGACACACCTGTCCTGGCGATGATACAGGCACTCAATGACCACGTTGGCGAAGAAGTATCTATGATCGATTTGCGTGACTCGTGGTACTTCCATCTGGCGCATAAAGAAGACAATCGGTTCGTGTATTGGCTTGATATGACGATGGAGATAGTGAATGATGGTGTAAAGATTATTTACAAAAGGAATCCTGGTTGGTATACAGAGGTTCTGTTCTACACAGAGAGGGAAATAGAGATATGAAGAAAATTGTAGGGTTGATGATTGTAGGGACCTTGGCGGGATGTGCAGGTGGCACTTACAAGCCGTTGGTGGACTTCAGAGCGTCTGGCGCAGATGCCCAGTATTATCAGCGCGATCTGATGGAGTGCACGGCGATTGTGGACGACCATGTGAGCAAGTTTAACCTTGGCTACCACAAAGCCATTGATCGTTGTCTCACTGGGCGTGGGCATACTGTATTATCGGCATATTGATGATCCGAATGGAGCAGACGATATGGTTGAATACTACTCCGGCACTTACTACCACTTCGACGATGACGGCGATGCTTGCGAGTATCACGTCATCTGGGCTATGGGCAAACCGAATCGTTGGGCACCAGAAGAATGGATTCTCATGGAGGTGAACGGCAAGGAAGAACACCAGTGCGACGAAGAGGTTTGGCGGATCTGTGAGGAGGCGCGCGGGCAGACCGCGTTGAGAGCAAGTGACTGATCTACACGAACATGCGGAAGCGCTGCGAGCACTCGCAGAGGGCAAGAAGTTAGAGTTCCGCGTAAAGCCTGATGCAACCAACTATGGGAGCACACAAGAATGGCATCCATGCGACAACCCTGACTTCCATCACAACTTCGAGTATCGCGTCGTCACAGACGAGGTGGAAATACTCAACACACTGGCGAAGATCCACGAGGGCGACGACGGTTAATGTATCCCACGGTGGGGTATACTTCGCTTAATGTATCCCACGGAGGGTCATATGGCGGTTGAGTTCAACATCAGTGCGACGAGCACGAAACCTCTGATCGAGCAGTTCCCATACCTATTTAGGTATGCGGTATCGACCGCACTCAACGACACCGCCTTTGACGCACGAAAGCGCCTGGGCGAACACATGCGACGCGTGTTCAAGAACCCACGCCCTTACACCTACAACTCTGGGCGTGTAATGCGTCGCGCTAATGTGAACAATCTGAGCGCACTTGTCGGACTCGAAGACACTGGCGGAAAAGGAACGGCGCCTGACGTTTACTTGGCGCCTCAAGTCTATGGCGGATCGCGAAACCATAAGCGGTTTGAGAAGGCGATCCTTCGCAAGTTTCCAGGCTTTGGTCGGAATACGTTTTTCGTGCCCGCCACGCAGAACACGCAGTTCCTTGATAGTTATGGCGACCTTCGCGGTAGCGTTGTGACTCAAATGCTGTCGCATTTGCAGGCTTTTGGCGAACAAGGCTATAAAGGCAACATCAAGAACCCAAAGAGGGCGCTGTACTTCCCTGTCATCCATCGTGGCGATTACGGGATGTTGGCCCCTGGCATTTACAAGCGGGACGCCATAGGGAGCGAGAGCTTCAAGGCAGTTGTCTACGCAGTTCGCAAGACACCTCAGTACAGAAAGCGCTTCCGCTATTTCGAGACAGTCGAAAAGGCTGCTCGCATGACATTCCCCGTCTCATTCTCGAAACGGTTCCAGGCGATGGCGCTCAAGCGCATTCGTCAATTCAACCTGGCGTCCGGCCAGTCACGCACGACGCGAGTTCGTCCGCTTCCTTAATGTATCCCATGGTGGGGTAGAAAAATTATTTACTATCCCACGGTAGTCACAAAAAAATTTTAACTATCCCACGGTGGTGGTGCTTGCTGTATCCCACGGTGGTCAGTCTATTTACTATCCCACGGTGGGGTTATTTACTATCCCACGGTAGGGGTACAGTCCCGCACCGCAGCATCGACCATAGACTAAAGTCTAATCGACCAAGGTCTAACGCAACAATTGCGCCTCTCGCGGCCCGTCGCGGTCAAACCAAAGGGGCCGCGCCCGTCGCATCGATCCGAAAAGTGTTACCGAAGCGCGCTACTGGCGGTAACACTGTTACCACAAGTAACGCTACTTTAGTCTAATGCAAAATCCTAAGTTACTGTTTTTATTGCCTTTTTATTATTGGCACGTCTTATGCATTGTTTATTGTGTCACCGCCTACAAGGTGACAACGAAACAGAAACAGAGGGAAAGAAAATGTTTAACCAGTTGAAAGCAACGGCGGCGCTAATTGGCTTAGAGCTCACAAAAGAGCCAAGCCAATATGTGCTCTTTAATAAGCATGGCGCGCCCGTTTGCCATGCGCCAAACATGGCGGGCGTTTTGCATTTTTTGAATGTGCACATTGCACACCGCATCAAAAGCTAATCAAACGGGGCCGCAAGGCCCCAAACTTAAGAGGGATTAAAAATGGACCTACAACAACAAATGACAGAAACAAGGGCGCGCGGTTATAGCGCGGAACAAATCGCGGGCGCTTTGGGCATTGATGAAACTTTCGTCAATGAGTGGCTGCAAGGGCGAATGATTTTTAAGTCATTCACCAATGACAGGGGCCGCACATTCAATGTGCGCGTTTTATTTGACGGGCATTTATACGGGCGCAATTGGTGCCTTACATGGGGCGATAAAGAGGGACAAAACAAAGCGGGCGCGGAATTCTGGGATGCGACGATACCGCACGGCCCATTGGGTCAATTCACGGGCGCGCGCTACTACTCGGAAACAATTTGTTTCGAGGAAAAATGGACGCCTGAAAAGGGGTTCCACAACAACGGCGCGCTGCAAACTTCGGGCCTATGTTTGGACGGCGGCAATGCCGAATCTTGGTCAATTGATGCGGCCACAATGCGCGAGATTCGTTTGTGGATTCTTGGGATGATTGTTGCCCGCGAATATATGCAAGGGGCGGAAGCATGATCGAGAAGCTATTTGTTATTGGCGTTTATTTGCTCGCGATCGGCGGCCCTTTCGTCCTGATCGGGGCGCTTTGCGAGTGGTATTTTGAGAAAAGAGGGAAAAAGTAATGCGTGAAGTCACTACAAAAATTTATACATTCGATGAGCTTTCCAAAGAGGCGCAAGAATACGCGCACGAAAACTTTTGGATGCGTACCGAATACCCTTGGCATTCGGAACTAGAGGACGTTTTGCGCGAGTTTTCGGACCTGTTTGGTTTTAGCGTTTACGCATGGCGTTACGATTCGATGATGGCGCAACACAATGAATCTTATTCGGAGCGGCACTATCTCACCGAAGGTGAAGAGGCGCGCGAGTGGTTCAAAAAACATAGCGCGGTCATCTATAACGCGAATTGCCCTTTCACTGGCTACTATTTGGACGAAGTAGCCTTGCAACCTATCCGCCAATTTATAGAGCAAACGGGCCGCACTGATTCAGTTTGCGACGTTTTGACGGAATGCATTGGCGAGATTTTCCGCGCGGTTGTCGCGGATGTCGAATACTACTATTCGTTTGAATCATTCGCGGAATCAATCGAGGCCAATGAATACGAATTCACAGAAAACGGGGACCTTTACTAATGAAAGCATTACAAACCACAACGGACGAAAGACTGTTATCGCATTGCCAACAAATCGCGGACGCGGTTTTTAACGGAATCGAAGTCACACAAGAAGAAATAGACGGCGGCTATTTCGACTATGACTATGAGGCGGGGGAAGTTTTGACCGCGCTCGATTATCTACAGGACGCGCTAGATATCCGCTATTTGGTCAATAGTGACAACGAATTGCTACAGGTGCAGATACTTGTGGCGTTTGGCGGCCCGAACATTTGGGTAGATATATCGGAAGACGGGAGCGGTGAGGTGCGCGGGTATTGGTATTTGGATTCCGCCCGCGTCCCATTCACAGGCGACGCAATGGGCCTATTCGAAACCCTACAAGATTTGAGGGCGTGCTGATTATGTTCTTCGTCATTTGGTCAAAGAGAGTAGGCGGGCGCGACGATGCGCCTCTAATGGACTATTGGCACGCGCTCGAATCATACGCGGACGCATTGCGTTTATATGACGCGCTGCTAGCGGATGCATCTACATATACCGCGACAATAGCGGGCCGCGTCATCGCGTCTACAGACTACGATACAGAGGGCGCGAGCAATGATTGATTCACTAGCGGCAATGCAATTGCACGGGCAAAACGGACTGGGTGAGTCTCTCGCGGTCCTTGCTGCCTTTCTGCTAATGCATTGGGTTGCGAGCCGATAACCGGCCCGCCTCTCGCCTAACCTAGCCCGCCTCGAGCGGGCTTTTTTTCGTCTGTCGGTCACCTCTCGCCAATGTCCGCGCCCCGTCCGATTCAATGCGAATCTAAGTGCAAACTACTCTCATTATGTTCGCGGGTCC